TAGGCATTACCTATCTCCTTAAAGCATATCATAAAAGACAGAAGCAGCATCTTGTTGTTTGCCTGACTTCTGTAACCTTGTACGCTTTTTCTTAATAGCTTCAGTAGCTGCATCTTCCTTTGAATTTCCTCTTCCAGACTTTTGTACTTTAGGAACTTTTTTAACCGCTTTCTTTTTAGGAGCAACCTTTGTTGTTAGCTTATCATATTCCATAGCTTTCTTAATTATTAGAACACTACGGTGGTCTGCTAACTGGTTAATCTCTTCCGGTTTAAATCCTACAGAAGTAGCATACTCTTGTATGTCTTTCTTGATTGTAGAATTTGAATCGTTCCACTCAGGTAAAGATTGTACTAATCTAGAATATTCTTGTTGAACAAAATGTGCTCTAGCTTGTTGAGCTTGCTGAGCTTGTTCTTGTTGAACCATTTGTTGTTCAGCTACTAAATTATTGACTCTTTCCTGTGCATCTCTGTACTCATCTTTCTTTATCATGTATTGATAAGGGTCTTCCGCTTTTAACGATTCCCACTCAACACTTTCAAAGTCTTTTAGCTTGGCTGATTGTTGCTCTTGCAACATCTGTAAACCATTAGCGTACATTTGCCTCTCTTGCTCTAGTTGCATACGCTCGGACTGAATTGCTTCGGTTTCCTTACGCTGCTCAGCTAGTGCCTGAGACTTACGAGTGTAGTCAGCTTGCCTTTGATAACCGTTTTTAAGTTCATCAATACCAACTTCTAATTCTTCTCCATCCACTTTAATAGTGTACTTCAAATCTTCTTCCGCTACTACATCAAACTCTTCTTCTTCGGCTACCTCTTCTTCGGTTTCTTCTTCAGCTTGTCCTTCCTCTTCCGATTCAGGGGCTTCTTCTTCTACCTCTTCAGCTTCCTCTGTTTCCTCCACCACTTCCTCGTCAACAGGGGTGTCGGTTACCTCGCTTGCGGTTTGCTCTTGTGAGTCCCACATACTAAGGATTTTATTACTTGCTTCAGCAGTTGTACCTGCATCAGCTCTATTATTATTTACAACTTCTTGGGTGTTCTCTTGAGAATCCATTGGTTACTCCTCTCACTTAATTAATAAAGTCTTCTTGCTCCCTTTCAGCAAGTTTGCCTGTTTCAAGCACCGACTGTATGTGCTGATGCACTAAGTCTAATGCTTTGATTGTTATATACAATCTATCTCTTTCCACTTCCTCGGCAACTCTGGTATCTAAGAGATGCTGTATTAATGCTTCTCTTACTGTGGCTAGAGCCTCTACATATAGAGGATGTTCTAAAATCTGTTTAGCTTGGTCTGCCCTTGCTATTTCTTCTCCCTTTCCCATAATCAGTTCCCTATTTTAACTGCTCGTTCCTGTTCTCTTTCTAGTACAAGTTCTTGTTGTTTAAGTGCAAGTTCTGCTTTCTTAATTTCAAGCTCCTGTGCCTTAATTTGCATTTCTACTTTTGCTTCTTGTGCTTTTAGCTCTAGGTTTTGCTGTGCTATTTGAGCATCAATTTGCATTTCTTGTTGTCTTAATTCAGATTCTTGTTGAATCTTTTGCATCTTAACTTGTAGTTCTTGTTGTTTAAGCTGTGCTTCTTGTTGCTTAGCTTGTTCTTCTGGAGAAGGCCCTTGTTGCTGTGGTACATCTGCATCACCGGGGTCTTGTATAAAGTCATCTACATTCTTCATACCCATAGCTTTTATTTGCTCAGCTACTAGATTGTATACATGTTTAGGCTTTAATAACATACCTGCTGCTGGGTGTCCAGCAATCATTTGTATTGTTTGCGACAATCTACCTAAATGCATAAGGTTCATATCTTTATTGCCAAATCCTAATCCAACTTGTGCTACACAATCTGCTTTTTCTTTCCACTCGTGTGGATACAATGTAGTCCATTTGTTGTTTAGCCTAACTAATTTCTCAGGCTTTTCATACTTTTGTACTAACATATAGACAGAATTTGCTAGGTCCTTCATTCCTGTTTCCGCAAATACTCTGGCTATTAATTCTATTTTCTGCTGTGCTGCGGTCATAACTTGACCTACGCCTGTAGCAGTTTGATGCGACTTTAACGCACCTTCTGATAATCCCATTGACTGCTTGCTAACACCAGTTCGTTCTTCTCTAATACTGTCTAGGTATCCTAGCATATTGAAAGAGTTCTGGTCTAGTTGTGGTGTTCCCAGAGGGTTAACAGCACCCGGTGTGCGTACTCTTACAATACCACCCGGTCTAGAAGTCATTAGGTCATCTAAATTTGCTTGACCTTCCACTACCTCGTATCGCCCATTATTTGTTAGGTACATGTTGTCTAACAAGTTACGCATTAGTGTAGTCTTAATGAGTTGAAGGTCGGAGATTAAGTCATAAATACTCAGACCGTAAAACTTATGAGGCATTGGTATAGGTGTAAGGGAGGAGAAGGGAACACTATCCACGGCCTCATTATCTAACAGTTCATCTCCAACCTTCGTTACTTTTCTTAGTTCAGCAATGCCATCGTTGTCAAAATCAACACGCATGTAACATTCTGTAACCCAAATTCCATCATCAATGTCACCCTCTGGTGAATTGTCTTGTTCGTGTGAGAATCTAGATAATCTTTCAGCTTTATAGTCAGCTTCATCATTACTAAATACATTCTCTATTTTACTCTTAGGGTAGCCTTGTTGTATTAATTCGGACTTAGTTCTTTTTACCCTGTGTCCTACAAAACGAGCATCCTCTATTGTCTTAGCATATTTGTTTATTAAAAATTCTTCTGGTGGTACAGCTTCTATTCTAACCTGACCATCATCATATGTTCTGCGTACTACAGCATCGTGTGTTATTTGTTGTGGCTGTAAAGAAATAAGTGCATCATCTTCTTCTCCGCCATTTTGTGTGTGCTCTAATACCTCAACATTGTCTTCCATTAAGAGGGCGGTAAACTCTTCTTCTGTTAAGTTCTTATACTCTTCTCTTAATGTCTCACTTGTATCATCCCAGTAGTGTTTAACTATACCGTTCTTTTGTAGCAGTGCATCCTTAAACCATTGATATATAATAGAAAATCCCGGGTTCTGTCTCATTATGACATGGTTTACATAATCTGTAGACTGCTTTGCCATTTTGACATCTTCAGGTCCCTGTGGTTCAAACTGTACTACCTTGTCCCCAGAAGTAAATATCTTCATAAGGCTAGGCATAATCCATTCGATTACATCTGCTACATCTCTTGTGACAATTTGAGAACGACCTTCTTGCTCATTACCATACTTCTTACCGTAATAACGGTCTAATGCATCTGAGCGTTGTGTAGTAAGTTTACCATCTTTATACCCTAAAGCAGAACTAATCTCTTGCTCTAAGTGAGCAGATAGCTCCCTCTTTGTCATTTTAGCCATAAATTATTTACCTTTATTAATAGGGTATTTTGTTTCTTTAGGTGGTGGCGTGGACATACTGACTGCTTTCATAATATGTTTAAGGTCTTTAATGTCCTGTGCCATTTCTAATATTTTATTTTCTAACCATTTCGGATTCATATCTTCTCCTATACTATCCAACTTAAATCAGTCTTAGGGAGTTCCTTTCCCCAGACACTATCGTTACCTGTGAATACAACATCTGTTACACACAAGTACCTAAATGCATCGCTAGCGTGTGATGTCCAATCATGAACTGGTCTTTGTGACCATATCTTTTTCTTGTCATCATAACTACTTCTATACTGTAGTAATGCTTCTAATCCCTTCTTAGTGTTTTCTGCATCGAACCAACACTTATTAAGGTAGGTTCTAGTTGTATCAATACCATCCATTACTTTTAACTTTGGTGCTACTTGAAAGTCTATGCCTAAGTCAAATGCTAGGTCTCGTCTTGACTTACCAGTAGAAAATTCTCTAACTACTATATCGTGTGGTGCTATGTGTGCACCATAATGATAACCCTTTCTATTAAGTACCTCTATATAGTGAGGCAGTCCTTCATTAGAGTTTTCATAGTAATCTATTACATGTACCGCTTTGCCTATAAATTGACAGAACCAAATTGAGGTTGCGTCACTTACTCCTAAGTCCCAGCTTGTTACTACTTGTTTAGCCGGGTCATAAGGGACTTTCCCCACTCGGTCTTCTTCATAAGCAGTTTCAATCTCTTTAGCATAATACGCACCTCTAAGTGCAGCAGACCAAGAACACTCGTATTCTTGT